CAAATCAAAAACGCATTGGCGTCATACGGAAGATCAGTACTTGGAGCAGCAACAGCAATGTATGCTTCTGGAATTACAGATCCAAAGACACTAGCATACTCACTACTTGGAGCACTAATCCCAGTAGCATTGAGAGCAGCCAACCCTAACGATCCTGCATTCGGCAAGATGCCATCTGTAGAAGAGGTAGACAGAGCAGTTAAGACTGCTAAGGTTGTTAAGAAGACCGCAAAGAAGGCTCCTGCAAAGAAGTCGTCTGGCGGCGGTGGCGGTAAGACATCAAGCAAAACTCTATAATAGAAACTTATTAAATTAAGTAGTATAATAGATAACATTCCGACATAAGACTTTAAAAGGTTTTACAACGGATGCTCCTATGAAGGGAGAGTTGGCAGGAGTCGAATCTTCGTGGCTAATAGACCTGAGCAGTCGTCTATAAACTGCTCATTTCCTATGCTACAATATAATTGTCCCACACAGGACCTTAGTGATGGATTAGTTACCCATTGGATAGAGACCGTGGCGCAAGTCAGGTGAATTGCTTGTGTGGGACCTAATATTTTGCGGTATACTTATAGCAATGACTGACAAAGAGTTAGACCATTATAATAAGCAGCAGTACAAGAAGATGCTTGCTAAGATAAAAGAGGATTCTGGCTGTGTAGATTGTGGAATCAATAATCATATTATCTTAGATTTTGACCATATAAGAGACAAAAAATACAATGTATCCAGAATGATCCATGATGGGTTTTCATGGAAGGCTATTAAGAAAGAGATAGAAAAGTGCGAGGTGGTTTGTGCCAACTGCCACAGGATAAGGACTCATAACAGGCTTAACGGCATGCTATAATAGTTATATGATTAAAGACGATTCTATGATGCCAACAAGTACATACCAGGGTTGCGATTGCGAAACCTGTAAGGAACTCAATGTAGACTGTCCAGACTGTCCAGTTTGTTCTAAAGAAGAAGATACAGATTCAGAGGTTGCTATGGCAATGTATGACTCATCAATTGGAAAAACAGAATGTTGCCCAGAAGATATTTCTAAACAAGCACCTTGCTGGGATGGATATGTACAGCGTGGTATGAAGCCAGGAGCAAACGGTAGACCAGTTCCTAATTGTGTACCTGCTGCAAAGGCAGATGATCTGTTTGAAGATGATGACACAGTTGAATATGAAACAGATTCAGTATCAAAGGCTGAAGGCTACTCACCACCAGCAGGAGCAAGATCTGCTGCTCGTAGAGCAATTAAGTTTAAAGAAGATGGCAAAGCAACTGGTGCAGGAACTGCAGTTGGTTGGACTCGTGCAGGGCAGTTAGCAAGAGGAGAGACCATCTCTCTTAGTACTGTTAAGAGAATGTTCTCATACTTCTCACGACATGAAGTAGACAAGAAGGGTAAGGACTGGGGTAACTCAGCAAACCCATCTAATGGATATATTATGTGGCTTGCATGGGGTGGAGACGCAGGTTTCTCATGGTCAAGAGGAATCGTTAATCGTGAAAAAGATAAGGCTTTGTTTGCTGATTTTGGCAAGGACTACACAAAGGTACAAACAGAAAGACACTCACTATAATGCCAAAGAAAAAGTCATTAGCATTTAATCCTATTCAGATTAAAGATGGATGGATTGTTAGATTATATAAAGATGGTCGTATTAAATCTAAGATCGCACCATACGAACCAAAGCATCCTAAAAAATAAAGTACCCCTGGCAAGAATCGAACTTGCGACGCATGGCTTAGAAGTCCATCGTTCTGTCCACTGAACTACAGAGGTATTGTGTCTCCAACGGAATTCGAATCCGTGCTGCTGCCGTGAAAGGGCAGAGTCCTAGGCCACTAGACGATGGAGACATAGTACACCAGGTAGGACTTGAACCTACGATAGCCGAATTATGAGTTCGGTGCCTTAACCAACTTGGCTACTGGTGCATAGCCGATTTATATATTAAACAAAAGAAACAATACTAACAGAACAACAGAAACAACAAGAAACTTTACCTTCTTGTGTCTTGGCCATTCATCTGGCACTCTTACTTCATTCATATTTCCTCCAAGTATTTACTTAATTAGTAATCCAAAAAATGTTCCAAGCAGAAAACATAAAATTCCAATAGTAGAATGATAGTATGTTTTCATATGTTGCTTAATAATATAACGCTTTAACTCTTTTGATATCTTATTTACTTCATCTTGATCTACCATTTATTACTCCAGGTTTAGTTAGGCACTGACTTTAAAGCACCAAGAACAACTTGTTCTCTTATAAACTTTTGCTTACGCTCAAACCTTGAAAGATAAGGTTTAGCCTGTATTCTTTTCTTGTTTTTTGTTGCTCTTTTAATTTTATGCTGAGAAACTTTGTTGTTAGACTTTTTCACTTTGCACCCTGGTTTTCTGCTATATTGTCACAAGGACAGATAATTGATTCTGGAAGTTCGTGAACCTTAGTTACAATTGTAATGGTAGTTTCACATTCCTTACACTTATATATCTTCTTAATTTGTTTGCTCATAGACTAATCATACCATTCTCTTCGTTGTAAGTCAAGATTTGTCCCCATCCCAGGTACCAATCTTGGTAGTAGGAATACCATACTCTTCCCATAGTTTAATTACATTTGGGTTATCATCTACTGCATGAAAGACATTCCAATGCTTCTTAATCTTAATTAAGATATCTTTTTTAACCTCATAGTCTGGCCTGTTGTCATCATCTTTACGCATATATAGTGCGTGGTGACTAATATCATTTTTAGCAAGCCAATATGAGGTTAGTCCACGCCAGACTTCTTTTCTTGATGTAACAACAAGAACATGCATCTGATCAAAGAATGCCTCATTAAGCATTTGGACTACTTCAAAGTTTGGCAGGGCATCTACAGAAGCCTCATGAAAAGCCTCATAGTCCCTATTAGAGCCACGAACATGGTGTAGGTAGGGATCTACATTGGCAAGAGTTCCATCTACATCAAAGATGTATGCAAGAGGCTTCAATCTAATCCTGCTTAACTTTGTAAGTCATTACAATATAACACGCAACATACCCTAAAATGAATGTTGGAATTAGCAATAATATATTGATCATTCGAAATCTACCTGCCTTTCAAACCACTGAGTCATATAATTATCCAAACCTCTTGCAATCTTTGCTGCTTCTATACGCATGCCTAAAGCATTTGTTACTGAAGGCTCAATCGGGATGGCCTCAATAGCCCGTGCTATTTCTTCTCTTAATGTCATATCGTCTATACTCATACAACAAGTATACCGCAATAGCCAAAACTTTGCAACCCTATATAAATTAAAAATGCTATACTTAATAATATGATTAATCTAACAGGTGTATTTAAAATGAACTATAAAGACGACTTTGGCTACGGGAAGGTTGCTAACAATGTTAAACAGTCCTTAGACTTATTAAAACCTAATTCAAACATTGAGATATGTTTAAATATACCACCCTATCAGTTTGATTTGCAACAATCTTATAAGATAGGTTTTACAACATGGGAGTCAACCAGTGTTCCAGATAACTGGATAGGACCACTAAACAGTGTAGATGAAATATGGACAGCATCAAGTTTTATTGCAAATGTTTATTTAAAATATACAGATAAACCAATATATGTTTTTAATCATGGGTTGGACTCAGAATATGTAACGGTTAAAAGAAAAATAAATAAAACAAAGACAATTCTTTTTATAGGGGATGAATTAAGATCAAATGAAGACTTGGTTGTTGAAGCATATAAAGAACTTAATATAAACAAAACACACAGCCTAATAATAAAAAGGAAAAGGCCTGGCAAGTCTATAAACTACCCAGGGATAACAATAATAGAATCTTTGTACACTAAAAAAGAACTAACAGAACTAATGTACATGTCTGATGCATTAATTTATCCAACAAGTGGAGAAGGTTTTGGTCTCGTCGGCCTTGAGGCAATAGGGACAGGATTGCCAATAATTTCTACAACTGAGTGGTCTGATTATAAAGACCTAATAACTATTCCAATTAATTCAAATTTTTCAGATTCAGAGTGGCAAACAATTCATCCAGGTAAAATGTATAATCCATCTATAGAAGATATTAAAGATTCTATTATTAATTGGATAGAAAATTATGAACAATCAATAGATGCTGCTTATAGTAATGGTATTGCCTCACATAAAAGATTTAACTGGGAGTTAGTTAATGATAAAATTATAAACAGGATCAAACAAATAGATGGTTATTTTGCTTAACAAAGTCAACTATTCTATCCTTATACTTTTCGGACCAATAACAATAAAACATTAAGTCGTTTATACCATCTAGTTTTATATCACTAATAATTTTAATTAACTCATTAGTCGTTGTTAATTTTATATCTGGTTCAAGTTCTTTGCTGTTTTTTAACTTGTTGAAAATTTCAGGATCATCCTCTATTAATGGAAACATTGACAATACTCTAGGCTTAGATGTTTTTGCAATTCCCTCATCTTTGGAGTATGGTTCGTATGCTGCAAAACTATAATCTCCATATTTATCAACTAAAGAGGCAATATCTTTTCCCATTCCAGAGATACATATTTTTGTTTTTATGTTAAGTTTTTTGCAAAAATCAAAGAACGCTGGGACATACTTTTCTAGGTACATTCTTCTTTGATTTTGTGTAGAAGAATCATTTATGTCTCCCAGGATACCGCCTACAGCCTTTTCTTCATCAATGATCTGCCCTGATACAAAATTAATCCAAACTCTGTCAGAGTCTATACTGTTTAATGATTTTATAATAACTCCAAGATGTTGTGGAGAAATAGTATATGGTCTAATTGCAATTATGTATTTTAATTTTTGATTCACATTTATTGATCTTGCTACTTGAACTATATAGTCTGCAATATCTGAACCATATGGTAATAAAACACCTTTAAATCCAGAATCTTCAAGTTCTAATGAAAGTTCAGATAGACTTTCAGTTCTTCCAAACCAGTAAAAATTCATTTACGCTAATCTTTATCCCAGTATGCTTTACCAAACTCGTCATAGTCATCCCAACCATCACCAGACATATCCAACTTTGTCTGATCTAAATCTTTTTTCCACATTTCCATATCAATCATATAGTAAGTACCCCACAACTCGTAAGGCTTGTTAAGATACTTCCACATTTTTGCATGGTATTTATAGCGAAAACCATACTCTTCATCCTCATCCATATTCACACACTTAACAATATGGTTGCCAGCAAACTCTCCACAGAGATTACCTATCCATCGTAATGGAAGTATCTTAGTTCTCTGTGTTTTTGTTGAATGATTCAGCATCTTTTGGTACCCACACTTTCTTTCCATCTTTCCATACAGGCCAGTAGCCCAGTGAACGCCAGTCCATCTTCGTAATCTTAGGTTCTTTTGGCATTGGTGCACCAAACATGTCCATCACTCATTGTTTGATGAGTATTCCAAAACAGTGGATTTTTCT